CATCAGGCTCGCTCCAGGTCAGCCTCAACCGTCAGAACGCCGTGCGCAGTAATGCCATCACCATCAACAAACAGTCGCATACCCTCAACACGGATCAGCACCAACGCGTTGACGCTCAGAGTTATGTCAGCGAAGTGCAGCGCATCACGTGCGGCATCCATGATCTCCTTGCATGGACGCATTTTTCCTTGGTCTCGCGACCAAACGTCTAACTGAATCGTCTCCGACCTTCCGTCGATACACTCCATGTCATCGGCCCGAGAGTCAGACGGCCCAAAGGTTACGCAGGGAAAATTACTTTCCTGAGGCCTTCCGTCGTACACTCTGTCACCGATCAGCGCGCTTAACGCTGCATCTCCAATCAGCGTGTCATAGATGGCCCTCTGAAGCTCTGCGGAAACGCTCATATCGCGACCCCGCTTTCAACCATGACATAAATCCACTGCTGATCCGCGACGTTATCGACGGACCGGATGTTGTACGCCACGCCGCGCCGGGTATCCCTCATGCGCCAGCCGGACAGAATGCCCTGTGCCTCGTTGCTTTGGCGGATTTTCACCTTATAGATTTCATGCCCCTGCAAGCGAGCGGCGTCAGTCGTTTCGTTGCCACGCATGTGGATGAACTCAGCCCAACGCTTGAACTGTTCGCCCCAGCCCTCTTCACGGCCCCCATAGCCGTCGTTAACCTCTATTGGCGCATCGAAAGCGACACGGTCGCGCAGCTTGCCGATCATCCCACCACCACGTGCCGATGGGGCTGCACCAGGGCGTTGAACGCCATAGGAACCTCCATCAACTTCAAATCGGACGCAGAAGCCC